ACTGATTTAGTTGATAGTCAAAAAAAGATTTCTGACAAACAAGATGAGTATTTCGATAACTTATTTAAACATTTAGAAAATTTAGAAAACAAATTAGGCGAAATGGATGAATTGATGAACAAAGTTAATTCATTAGAAGCTAAGTTAGAAAAGTATAGACCAAAAACTCCACAAGAAAAATTAGAGTTAAGAAGTTTAGATTCAGGTCCTTATAATCAAAAACTATCGGATTTTTTCATCGATAAAGAAGGTGATATGGAAAAGTCAGGTAAGAATGAATATATTCTAACTACAGATGAAGTTGAGAATTTTACACCATCTGAAATTAGAACATCTTTTACTCCTGAACAACAAAAGAATTTTGGAATTTAAGTTTGACAAAACGGTTTGTTAGTCTTATATTTTGGTTACAAATAAGTAATTAAAATTTTAAAAAACAAACTATTATGATGTCAACATTAGATTCAGTCTTAGCTCAGTACGAGAAAGCACAACAGTCAGGTACTTCAGGCGGTAACAGAATGTCTATGGATGAGCGAATGAAAAAGTATTTCGCAGCAATTCTTCCACAAGGACAAAATTCAGCACAAAAACGTATTCGTATCCTCCCAACTAAAGATGGTAGTTCACCATTTGTTGAGGCTTGGTTTCACGAAGTACAAGTAGGTGGTCAATGGAACAAACTTTACGACCCATCAAAAAACGACAACGAGCGTTCACCTCTAAACGAGGTTTATGAGGAACTTATCTCAACAGGTAAGGAATCCGACAAAGAACTTGCAAAACAATACAAATCACGAAAATTTTATATCGTTAAAGTAATCGACAGAGATAAACCTGAAGATGGTGTTAAATTCTGGCGTTTTAAACACAACTACAAGAACGAAGGTGTTCTTGACAAAATCATTCCAATTTGGAGAGCTAAAGGTGATATTACTGACCCTGAAAAAGGTCGTGATTTAATCATCGAATTGGCTAAAGCTAAAACACCTAAAGGTAAAGATTATACTATTATCCAAACAGTTATGTATGATGACCCAAGTCCTGTTCACGAAGAGAAGGGTACAATGGACTCTTGGATTAATGACGAGTTAAGTTGGAGAGATGTATATTCTAAAAAACCTGAGGATTACTTAGAAGCAATCGCACGTGGAGAAACTCCAAGATGGGATTCAGACGCAGGTAAATACGTATATGGTGATAGTTCTACTTCAGAAATGAGTATGGGTGGTGGAACAAGTGCATCATCATCATATGTTGACCCACAAGCGAACGCTGAACCTGATGACGATATGCCATTCTAATAAAAAACTATTGAGCTTGGACATTTGTATAGACATAGTGTCCAAGCTCTTTCTTTTTAACTAAAAAACAAATAATAACATAGACATATGGCAATTAAAAAAACAGATTTTAAATCGATAAAGAATAAATTCTCAACATCCGCAAAATACAAACCACAAAGATTTTTTGATTTGGGGGCTGACTTTTTGGATGCGGTAGGATTGCCAGGACCTGCTATTGGACATTTAAATATGTTCTTGGGTCACTCAGATACGGGTAAAACAACTGCGTTAGTTAAGACTGCGGTTGATGCTCAAAAGAAAGGTATATTACCTGTATTCATAATCACCGAACAAAAATGGTCTTTTGAACACGCAAAACTTATGGGTTTTGATTGTGAAGAAGTTGTTGACGAAGAAACAGGTGAATTAGATTGGGATGGATTTTATATCTTTAATAATAACTTTGACTATATTGAACAAATCACTGATTATATTAACGAATTATTGGACGCACAAGAAAAAGGTGAGTTAGATTATAGTTTGTGTTTTATGTGGGATTCAGTTGGTTCTGTTCCTTGTAAGATGACTTACGAAGGTAAAGGTGGTAAACAACACAACGCATCTACATTGGCGGATAAGATTGGTATGGGTATTAACCAACGTATTTCAGGTTCACGTAAAGCGGACTCAAAATATGAGAATACATTAATCATTGTTAACCAACCTTGGGTAGAATTACCTGATAATCCTTTTGGTCAACCTAAGATTAAGGCTAAAGGTGGTGAAGCAATTTGGTTGAACTCATCATTGGTATTTTTATTTGGTAATCAAAAAGGTGCGGGTACGACTAAAATCACTGCAACAAAAGACAAACGTACAGTTAAATTTGCATCAAGAACTAAAGTGTCTGTATTAAAGAACCACATCAATGGTTTAGGATACGAGGACGGTAAGATAATCGTTACACCTCACGGATTTATTGCGGGTAAAGAAGCGTCAGAAGAAAAGGCGTCAATTGAAAAGTACAAAAAAGAATACGCAGATTATTGGAAAGAAATCATCGGAACTGATGGTGACTTTGATTTGAGAGAAGAAAAAGAATTCTAACACTTTAAATAAACTTAAGTGACTAAAACATTATTAGTTGACGGTAACAACTTATTAAAAATTGGATTTCACGGGGTAAAAGAATTTTACCACAAAGGGGAACACGTAGGTGCTATATGGCATTTTATTAACACTCTTCGTAAATTCATTGAAGAATACAATTACGACAAAGTAGTCGTATTTTGGGATGGGGAGGGTAGTTCTTCCGCTAGGAAATTAATATATCCACAATATAAAGAAAACAGACGTTCCGAAGAAAACGAATACAAACAAGATTCATTTTACCAACAAAAAGAAAGGGTAAAACAATATCTTGAGGAAATGTTTGTAAGACAAATTGATATTGACAATAATGAGGCTGATGATTTAATCGCTTATTATTGTCAAATATCAAACGATGAAAATAAGACTATATTTTCATCAGACAGAGACCTAACACAATTGATATCAGATAAAGTATCAATCTATTCTCCAAACACTAAAACTATGTATAAGAATGGTGATAAAATAAAAATTTATCACTATGAATTTCCACATCAAAACATTAAGACATATAAAATATTGTCAGGTGATAAATCAGATAATATTGATGGAATCTATTATTTAGGTGAGAAAACTTTAGTTAAATTATTTCCCGAGCTACTTGAAAATACAGTTAATGTTTCCGATATTTTAACAAAGGCAGAAGAAATGTTTGAATCGGATAAGAACAATACCGCTCTTAAAAATTTACTAACTGGTAAAACAAAAAGTGGTATATTTGGAAACGAATTTTTTGAAATCAATGAAAAAATCGTAGATTTGTCTAATCCTTTAATAACTGACGATGCTAAAGAACTTGTTGAACTATATTATCGAGAATCATTAGACCCTGACGGTAGAGGTTATAAGAATTTAATTAAAATGATGATGGAAAACGGATTCTTTAAATACCTACCAAAAGGAGACGATGCTTGGGTCAACTTTATTAAACCATTTATGAAATTAACTAGAAAAGAAAAAAGAAATTATCAAACAAACAAATAAATTATGAAAGAACAAGAAATCACAAAGATGGAGTTACTTTTAACTCTAAACGACAAAATCATCGTTCAAAGATTTTACAATGTAAAAGGGTATAACCCTAATTCAAAAAACTCTTTAGAGTTGTATGAATTTTTAAGTGAAGTTAAGGAAGACCTTGCTTTAGATTTGAAAACAAAAACTGTGATTTATATGATGGATAATATGAATCAAATCATTGAAGATGAGTCAGTGTTAGACACATCAATGACTAATGGTCCTGAGTACTTTAACATCTACATTAAGTTAGGTGAACAGACACTTTGTCATAGACAATTTGACGCTAAATTATACCCACCAAAGGTAAGATATACCGTTGACGTACGCCCATACCTAAAAAACATTCTAAAAGGTCTTACTGACATTTTTTCAGGTGAAAATTTAACTTACGAGTATCTAGGACTTCCACTTTCGGTTTAATATTTATCAATTACAAGAACAATTTTAGAGTATGAATTCAGACAAAAATTTTAATTATTTGGGAGAAACTTTCCAATTACAACTTCTTAACCAAATCATTGTAGACAAAGAATTCGCTCGCTCAATCATTGATGTTATTGAACCAAATTACTTCGAAAACAAGTATTTCAAAATCTTAATTCAAATGATTAAGGAATACTATAAGAAGTATGAATCAAGTCCGTCTTATGAGACATTATTACAAATTACTAAATCAGAGATTCAACAGGAGTTAGCGGCGAAAATAGTTATCGACACGTTGAAGAAAATACAAGATTCTCCTTTGGAGGGTAGTAATTATGTTCAAGAAAAGGCATTAAAATTCTGTAAACAACAAGAGTTACAGAAAGTTATGACTAAGGCTCAAAAAATCATTGACAGTGGTGAGTTTGAAAACTATGACACACTTGAAGAGATGGTTAGTAAAGCTTTGCAGGTTGGTGAAGTAGATAGGGGAACTGAAGATGTTTTCCACAATCTTGACGAAGTATTGAACGACGATTTTAGACATCCAATTCCTATGGGAATACCTGGTATTGATAGATTATTGAAAGGTGGATTGGCGAAAGGAGAAATTGGAGTTATTTTAGCTCCAACAGGTGTTGGTAAATCTACATTACTAACAAAAATAAGTAATCACGCGTTTAACTTAGGTTATAACGTATTACAAATTTTCTTTGAAGATAACCCAAAGATTATTCAAAGAAAACATTTTACTCTTTGGACAGGAATTGCCCCTGATGATTTGGCAAACAAGAAAGAAGAGGTAATGAATAAAATTACCGATATTAAGGAAACTATGACAAATAAGTTAGTCCTTAAAAAATTACCTTCAGACACACTAACTATGATGCAAATTAAAAACCAAGTTAGAAAAATGATTGCTGAAGGAAACAAAATTGATATGATTCTATTGGATTATATTGATTGTGTAGTACCTGACAAAAATCTTGGTGATGAATGGAAAAGTGAAGGTTCAGTTATGAGAGGTTTTGAAGCTATGTGCCACGAGTTGGATATAGTTGGATGGACCGCAACTCAAGGTAACCGTTCATCAATTTCATCAGAAGTGGTTACCACCGACCAGATGGGTGGTTCTATTAAAAAAGCACAAGTTGGACACGTTATCATTTCCGTGGCTAAAACTTTACAACAAAAAGAAATGAAACTGGCTACTATTGCGATAACTAAATCTCGTATTGGTTCTGATGGTGTGGTATTTGAAAACTGTAAGTTTGATAATGAACTACTTGAAATCGACACTGAAAGTTCTGTAACTTTCTTAGGGTTTGAGGAACAGAAAGAAGAACAAAAAAGAGATAGAGTTAAAGAACTTTTGGAAAAAAGGAAGCAAAGAGAACAACAACAAAAACAATCTTAAAAAAAAAATTAATTAACAATGGAAAAAATTTTGGTAGAAAATCCGAATAGATTTGTCATCTTCCCAATTCAATACAATGATATTTGGGAATATTACAAACAACACCAAGCAGCTTTTTGGACTGCTGAAGAAATAGACTTAACTAATGATATACGTGACTGGGAAAATCTTTCAGACAATGAAAAATATTTTATTAAAAATGTATTGTCATTTTTTGCGGCGTCTGACGGTATTGTAAATGAAAATCTTGCGGAAAACTTTTTAAAGGAAGTACAATATCCTGAAGCTAAATTCTTTTATGGATTCCAACTTATGATGGAAAATATCCATTCATTAATGTATTCACTTCTAATTGATACTTACGTTTCAAATCCTGAAGAAAAGGACGAATGTTTCAACGCGATTGATAGATTACCTGCGGTTCAGAAAAAGGCTAAATGGGCTTTGGATTGGATTGAAAACGCTTCTTTCCAAGAAAGACTAATAGCATTTGCAGCGGTTGAAGGTATCTTTTTCTCAGGTTCATTCTGTTCAATATTTTGGTTAAAATCAAGAGGAATTATGCAAGGTTTATGTAACGCTAATTCACTTATTTTTAAAGATGAAAATTTACATTGTGATTTTGCGATACACTTATTGAATAATCATATAGAGAACAAACCAAGTGAGAAAAGAATTAAAGAAATCTTATTATCAGCACTTGAGATTGAAAAAGAATTTATCACAGAATCATTACCAGTTTCACTAATTGGAATGAACTCTAATTTGATGAAACAATATCTTGAGTTTGTTGTTGATGGATTATTGGTTAAATTGGGATGTAGTAAAGAATTTAATGTAGAACAACCATTTAAGTTTATGGAACAAATTGCGGTTGAGACTAAAGGTAATTTCTTTGAGTCAAGAACTGTTGAATACCAAAAAGCTAAATTGGGAGAGTCATTAACATTTACTGATGATTTTTAATTAAAAAGAAAAAAAACTATGATGTCATTAAGAATAAAAAAGAGAAATGGGGACGACGCGTCCTTTAACCCACAAAAGATTTACCAAAGAATTAAACGTTCATCTAAAGGATTGAACGTAAATTCTGACGAAATCTTTATTAAAGTTATCACTTCGGTACCTACTGAAGGATTGATAACGACAAAAGAATTAGACAAACTTATTTATGAAATAGCTGCGGCGTATACTGGTAGTCATCACGATTACTCAAGATTGGCGTCATCAGTGGCAATTTCTTCTTATCACAAAGAAACATCTCCAAGTTTTTCAGAAACTATGCACGTATTACATAGTGAGGGTGTTATAAATGATAGATTAATGGAGATTGTTGAATCTTATGGACCTAGTAATATTGATTCAGTTATTAATCACGAAAACGATTATAACTTTGATTATTTTGCTTGGAGGTCTTTGATTGAAATGTATTTGTTAAAAACACCTCAAGGTAGAGTAATCGAAAGACCTCAACATATGTATATGAGAGTTGCTTTATGGGTTACAAATACTTTTGAAGAGGCGGTTGAATATTACAATTCATTATCAAACCAACTTATCTCACCTGCAACTCCGATTATGATTAATTCAGGAACTAAGACTCCTCAATTAGCATCTTGTGTGTTACACTATAATGATTCAGATTCAAGAAACGGATTGTTAAAAACATTCAGTGATATATCAACGTATTCATCTGACGCTGCGGGTATTGGTTTATGTATGTCTAATATTCGAAGTAAAGAAAGTCGTATAAATTCTTCAGGGGGATTTGCGGGTGGATTATTAAAATACCTAAAAATTGTAAATGAAGGGTTAAGATTCTTTAATCAACAAGGACGTAGACCTGGTAGTGCTGCGATTTACTTAGAACCTTGGCACAAAGATATTATTGATTTATTAGAAATTAAAAAGAATACAGGGGCTGAAGAATTAAGAGCAAGAGACTTATTTACCGCTTTGTGGATTCCTGATAATTTTATGAACGCGGTTGAGAATAATGATGATTGGTACTTATTCTGTCCTAATGATATTGTTAAAGCAGGAATCAAACCTTTACAAGAATGTTATGGTGAAGAGTATGAGGAAAACTATAGAAAGGCAGTTGAAATGGGATTAGGTAAAAAAGTATCTGCACAAACAATTTGGAATAAGATTATCGAATCTCAAGTTGAAACAGGAGTACCTTACTTATGTTCTAAAGATAATGCTAACAGAAAAACTAATCACCAAAATATTGGTGTAATCAAACAATCTAACTTATGTAATGAGATTTACCAATATACTGATGAGAACACTACGGCTATTTGTACACTATCTTCTATGGTATTGAAGAATTTTATTGTTGACGGTAAATTTGATTTTAAATTGTTATACAATGAGGTTAGAAAAGTGGTTAGAGCGTTGAATAATGTTGTTGATAAAAACAACTACTCAACAGATAAAGGTCATAAAGGTGGTTTAGAACAAAGAGCTATTGCTATTGGAACTCAGGGACTTGCGGATGTTTTCTATTTAATGGATTATATCTTCACTTCAGATGAGGCAAAAACACTTAATAAACAAATTTTTGAAACAATATATTTTGCAGCGATTACTGAAAGTAACGACCTTTGTAAAACTGAGAATAGAAAACCTTACAAATTCTTTAATGGTTCTCCTATGTCTAAAGGTGAATTCCAATTTGATATGTGGGGATTAACTGAATCTGATTTATCTGGTATGTTTGATTGGGAGTCATTAAAGAACGATGTTAAAAAGTATGGGGTATGTAACTCATTGTTTACGGCACAAATGCCTGTCGCATCTTCTGCTAAGATTACAGGTTCATTCGAAATGACAGAACCAGCTCACTCAGCATTATTTAACAGACGAGTTGTTGGTGGTGAAATTATGATTGTTAACAAGTATTTGATTAACGACTTTGAGAAGATTGGTATTTGGTGTGAAGACTTAAAGAATGAAATCATCTTTAATGAAGGGTCAATTCAAAAAATCAACTTTAATTCTTACTTAGACACTGAGGACAAAAACTATAATAAAAAAGTTAAGAGAATTGAACATTTAATTCCAAAATACAAAACTATTTGGGAAATTTCTCAAAAAGAACTTATTGATATGGCGGCTGATAGAGCACCATTCATTGACCAATCACAATCAATGAATATCTATATGTCAAATCCAACATTATCAAAAATTTCTTCATCACACTTCCACTCTTGGAAGAAAGGTTTGAAAACACTTTGTTACTATGTTAGAACAAAGGCGATTTCTACAGGAGCTAAACACTTAGCGATGGATATTTCAAAAATGGAATCACCTAAGAAAAATGTTGAGGTTCCTAAAGTAGATTATAGTCATATGAATCTACCACCAAAACCTGAAGGAATTGAGATTGAATGTTTTGGATGTTCATCTTAATCACGACATTAATCCCGACAACTTGTCGGGATTTTTTATTTTACACTATTTATTAGAAATAATCACGACACTATATTTATAACATATGGCAGATGGTAAAACATATGGGATTGCGTTTCCGTTTAATTCTTCAACAGAGGGAAAATATTTAAAACTAACTCAAACATCTAATGATGAGATTAGAACGGATTTGGTACATCTATTATTAACTAGAAAAGGTTCAAGATATTTTTTACCTGACTTTGGAACTAGATTATATGAATATATTTTTGAACCGTTAGATAGCCCTACGTTTAATAATATTGAATCTGAGATTAGAGAATCTTGTGAGAAGTATTTACCTCAATTAAAAATAACTAATATTACTATAAAAGCTGCGACCAGTGAAGAAACTGATTTTGTGGTTACAACAAATGGTGATGCTTATAATAGAGAATACGCACAACCTGGACTAAACCCAGCAGAATACACCGCTAAAGTTAAAATTGAATATGTTGTTACTGATGACGTGTTTAATTCTAAAGATTTTGTGATTCTAAATATTTAATGAATATATGGCAGAAAAAAGAATATCCTATACAGTAAGAGATTTCCAAGCGATTAGGACTGAACTAATTAACTTTGTAAAAACTTATTACCCTGATTTAATTGATAACTTCAATGACGCATCAGTCTTTTCTGCATTCTTAGATTTAAATGCTGCGGTATCTGATAACTTACATTATCATATAGATAGAAGTATCCAAGAAACGGTATTACAAACCGCACAACAAAAATCTTCAATTTTTAACATTGCCAGAACTTACGGTTTAAAATTACCTGGACAAAGACCTTCAGTGTCTCTTGTAGATTTCTCAATAACAGTACCTGCGAATGGTGACAAAGATGATGAAAGATACGAAGGTATTTTAAGAAGAGGTAGTCAAGTTATTGGGGCGGGTCAAGTATTTGAAAATGTGTACGATATTGATTTTTCATCACCATATAATGCTCAGGGATTCCCTAATAGATTAAAGATACCTAATTTTGATGGTAATAACAATTTAATTAATTATACAATAACTAAACGTGAATTAGTTGTTAATGGTATTACTAAAGTGTTCAAACAAGTTATTACTTCAAATGATGTTAGACCATTCTTAGAATTATTTTTACCTGAGAAAAACGTCTTAGGGGTTACTGCCGTAATACAAAAAGATGGTACTAGTTATGCCAATGTTCCTACGCCACAAGAGTTTTTAAGTGATGTGGGTAAATGGTATGAAGTAGATGCTTTAGCCCAAGACAGAGTTTTTATTGAAGACACTACAAAACCTTCAGACCGACCAGGTATTAAAGTTGGTAAGTACATCACTACTAATGATAGGTTTATTACTGAGTTCACACCTGAAGGATTTTTAAAAATGACTTTTGGTGGTGGAAACACATCGGCCGACGACCAACTTAAAGAGTTTTCAAGAACGGGAATCAACACTCAAAGTGTACAGAATTATCTGAATAATTTCTCATTAGGTTC